TTAGAAGCACCAGCTGTAGCATCAGAGCCACCTATAATGTTGCCACTACCTCCAACTTGTTCTATGTCTAAGTTAGACGTAGCACCAGATTGATCTATGTATACCTCGTTGTCTGCTGTCACCACATTCAAAGATATAAGTAAAAACAATAAGCTAACTACCGTTTTTTTTCTTCCAATAGCCTTGTTCATATCCTTCCTCTATTGTTTGCAAAACAGCCGTCTCGATAGCCATCTGTAAAGCAATATTTATAGACTCATTCTCTACCATACCGCTCTCAATTTCAACTAATTCGGTATTATTTGAATAAAATTTGAACACATCAGAAGAGATAGCAGCACTTAATATAGACTTAGTTACTAGCACCTCCAATAGAATTTTTCCCGTACTAACTGATACGGTACGCAAAGAAATTGTTACAGTATCTTGTCTGTACTCTTTTGAAGCTCCGATACCTAAGTATCTTGCTCCAGCACCCCCAGATTTTGCATTACTTTCATATCCTATAACACCTCCTTCCATAATAAGGCCTGCAAATAACAAAGGTTTTACTTTTTGTTTTTCTTCAAAAGATTCTCTGGTGGTACGTATAATTTGTCTTTCTTTTGTTAAATTATCTAAACCTTTACGTTCTACCACTTCAAAAACATTTGAGTGTTTTAACGCTCTTATAAGGTACGCATCTGGGGATTGTGTTATTGCGGTACTAAAACTAGCGTACTGACTATTACTTCTTCTTTGTCCTGTTTGATCTGTAAAAGAAGTAGGGTATACAGCTACTACAGGTTTTTTTTCTGGCTCTATAGATTTTGATAAATCTGTTAATAAATAACCAATCTGAGCTGGCTCAATATTCCTAACTGGCGGTATGCCGTTATCTAAAGGCGGTATAATTAAAGAACAACTAGAAAGTAAAAGAACCAAGAGGTACAGTAATTTCTGTTGTATTGCCTTCTTCATCTGTAATTATTAAAGTTACCTTATCGTCTTCTACCCTATATTCTATAGTGTTACCTTCTAATTCTAATACTCCAAAATCAGATGCAGTTTCACCAAATAGACTATCAACCAACTGTCTGCTTAGTTGTGCATATATTCTACTCTCTAGGTTACGTATGAACCTAGCTAATGTTGTGTTTTCAGCTTCACGTTCTAGTTCTTCTTGATAAGCTTTGATTTCTTCTCGTACAGCCTCTTTTCTAGAGAACTCTTGATTTTCTATAGTCAAATAATGACTAGATGTACCAACTCCTGAGAAACTAGGATTCTTAAACTTGTGAGTCATTTCGTCTGCTTGTACTGATAAAACAACAAGCATGACTATTATCATGCAAGATATTAACAATATTTCATCAGGTCGTTTAGGAGCCATCAATCTTTTCTCTGGTCTTCTCTATCAGCCTTTGCAATTTTATTGCTGTCTATTAACTGCGGTACACCTAATATAGTTTTGATAAGTGTATCTTGACGTATGATCTCGTTATCCAAAGATCTAACTCTATCTATAAGAGCAACCAGGATCCCATGTTGTGAATCTAGCTTGGTACCAAGCCTTTGTTCCATTTGCTCTATTTGGTCAGCAACCTTATCGTCAAGCACGTCTACTTTAGTTTCCATACCGTCAATAATACGGTTAATTAATTTCCATATAAAAAAACCTAGTCCCAATGCAGCAGCTATTGGGAAGCCTACTTCATTAATAAATTGAACTGCTTGGTCCATTACTCTGGATACGACCTATTTTGTATATATACGATGTCTAATCCCGCAGATACTGCGAGATTTGCATTTGAGCTACTAGCTATAGCTCTTACTTCTAAGTCGGTTTTTTCTTCAAATTTTACTGGATGTCTAAACTCTTGATGAATTATATCTTGCGATAAAGCAAATTTATCTTTTACGTTAAAAACGCCTCCGTTTGGTCTGGCTACCACAGATACAGTACCAAATTTGTTAGCCACCTCGGTATTCATACTAATATCTATTTGATATAAAAAAGCTGTATACCCTCTAGGAACTGTCCAAAAACACATAAGCGTTTGGTTGTCACCTACAGCTATAGTTCCATATTTATTAGCTGGCACACCAGAAGTTACTGTACCCGTACCTGCATATATAACTCCAGCATTTTGACCGCCAGATCCTGCTGTATCAACTATAATGCGAAACACACGCAAAAATGCTTGTGTTGTATTTACCGCCGTCTGGCCATTAAGAGTAACTGACTCACTAATTTCATCGTAATTTGCATCAAGTCCACTAATCGTAATAGTCCTGGCACCTGTACCAGCTGAAGTATCGTCGGTTGAAGAACTAGATATTTTTAAAACCGAGGCTGCGGACAAATACGAGTACAAGCCACCCTCAGCCCAGATTGTTTCTAAGGAATCATCAATATCTGAGTTAAAACCAAATTTGAATTGAGTTTCATGATAGGCAATCTGTCCTCTTGATACTTGTAATTCAAAAGGCTCGGTAGTTCCTACTCTTGATATTGAAGATATTTGTTGTGCCATTAGTCTATTGGTGTATGAAGACCCTTCTCTATGAGAATGTCTCTGTTTCGCATGTGTTCAGCTTCTACGTCATCTTTTGATTGACCGTAGTAAGCTACTGCTAAATTGCATTTAACCATAAGTTGATTGATGTTTACCCCGTCTACAACAACGTCACCTAAAACTCTACCGAACTTACCTCTAGAGTCTTTAAGCTTAGTTTGTATAACTACTTTTTCTCCTTCCTCTATAGCTTCTTTTAAGAAAGCTGAAGCCATTTTTCCTCTAGCCTTCTCATCTTTGTTACGAGTACGTGACTCGGGAGTATCAATACCATATAAACGAACACGAGACTTATAAAGAATATCAAAGCCAAGATCCAAAATAACGTCACAAGTATCTCCATCAACAACTTTTTCAACTTTACAAGAATATTCATACATTAGATATACCTGGTAGCAACTAAGCAAGTTATTAATACAGGGTATATACCCCATATAAGTGCTTCTAGTCTTTTAAACTTAGCAGATCCTTCATCTAATCGTTTTTCAATATTTTCATATCGAATAGCACATTCTTTTTCGTGTGAGCTAATTTGATGTATTGCGTCTTTAGCTGTTGCCATTATTTTTTTGCTTTTTTAACTCTTATTTCTTCGTAGGCTTCATTAACGTCTGGAGTGGATTTATCGTCACCTACGAACTTACCGTCTTCATCTCTAGCTCTAACTTTAACTCTTTTAGTGCCAGTTACTTTATCTACTAATTTACCCCACCAACTCATTACTTATCCTTGGCCTTGCCAATATTCAGAGCTAGGAAATCTATAACTTTATAAAGTTTCGCTAACCATTTATCTCCTTGAGGAGTTGGTGTAACCGCAGCTACAAGTGAAGCTATAGCTATAATTGCTGTTACCCACATAAATAAATTAATCCACATCATTTTCTTCTCCTTTTCCGTTTGGTTTAGGTTCTTCTATAACTTCTAAAGTGCTTTGATAACCAACTAAAGCTGTAACTCTAATATCTAATTGATATTGTAGTTGTGCCATTTGCTCTTGCAGACTTTTAATTTCAGCTTGCAAAGTCTCTGTATAAGCAATCCTTTGTTGTAGTTGTGGGTCTACAGGTTGTTCTGTAGTTTCAGTTGTTTCTACTGCTTTCTCTTCAGTCATTTTTACTCCTTATGAGTTTGATGAAATATACGCTTTACCTGTAGTAATAGCATCACTACAAGCAGTTTTCTTGCTTGAAGATGAACCCACTACGTTAGGAGTATCATCATCTGAATCAACAGGTTCGTAAGCTAAGATAGTTTCTAAGTGGTCTACGTTACGTTGTACCATACCGTTTATCTCTTCTTGCGTAGAGCCATCTAAAACGTACTCAGAATCGCTGCCATTCGTATTAATATCATTAATAACAGTTACGCTATCGGTTGCTGCCGTTAATACTTCTGCTACTGTTTGAGCCATATTATTCTCCGTTTAATTTACTTTCTAATTCTTCGACTTTTGCCGAAAGTTCTTTTACTGCATTAATTAATGGATAGATAAACATTTCTTGTGATAAATACTGTTGTCCTGTGTCTACGTCTTCTTTCCAACCACCAAAAGTATCTATACCTTCTTTATCTAATGCTGCTTTTACTTCTTGAGCAATCATCCCATGTAAAACTATATCTGTATCTTTTACATTTTCTTCAGCATATTCTCTAAACTCTTTTGGTACTTCATTGTTTCCTTTCCAATTAAAAGTCACAGGTCTTAATTGATTTATAAAACTTAAACCTAGACTATCATCTGTAATATTCTTTTTAATTCTTTCATCAGATGTTCTAGTCCATGAAGCATTTGTATCAAAATTATTATGAACAATACCAACCGAATCATTACCAAAAGCAAATTGATTGTTTTCGTTTAGTGCTGTAGCACTTACTCCTATACAATAAACTTTATCTGGATTAGAGCTTGCTGTTACTGCGTTTACACCTATACATATATTGTTAGAAGCTCCTCCTGACCAAACATTACCTGCTTGATAACCTAATGCTGTATTTGAATTACCTGTTGAAACAGCACCACCCGCCGCATACCCTACAATAGTGCTTGATGAACCTGTTGTTATGTTATCTCCTGATGAATATCCAAGACACGTATTATTTGCCCCTGTTGTTTGTGACACTAAAGCATTGAGACCTAATCCTGTATTGAAATTACCAGTCGTAGAAGCGTAGCCCGCTTGTCCTCCTACATAGGTATTTTGCAACCCAGTAGTTAATAAGTAACCTGCTCTGTATCCAAGTGCTGTGTTGTATTCAGGTGTGGTTTGTGTTTCTAATGCTCCTGCACCAATTCCTACGTTATATGGTCCTGTAGTGTTGTTTCTTAATGCTCTATACCCCATAGCAACATTTGATGCACCTGTAGTATTATTTTCCATTGCTTCAACACCAACAGAAACATTTTCACTTGCTGTAGTATTAGACTTTAGTGCTTCCATGCCTACCGCAACATTAGTTCCACCTGAAGTGTTTGCAAACAAAGCAGTATGACCTACTGCTGTGTTGTCTGAACCTGTTGTGTTGTTTTGCAAAGCACTCAAACCAAAAGCGTTATTTTGCGCTCCTGTAGTATTAGCGTATAAAGAATCTTTACCGAATGAATTATTATTTGATGCAGTCGTGTTTGCTGTTAATGCCCTCATTCCAACAGCAGTATTACCTGCACCTGAAGTGTTTGATAATAAAGCATGATGACCAACTGCTGTATTATTACTAGATTCAGTAATAGCACTAAGTGCTTGGTCACCAACTGCAACATTTGAACCTCCTGTTGTAGCAGATGTTAATGCCGCTATACCTACTGCCACGTTGCTATCTGCTGTAGTTGCAGCATCTAATGCGAAAGCACCAACTGATGTATTCCTTGTTCCTGTAGTGTTTGCAGCCAGAGCATCTTGTCCAATAGCTACATTATTACTACTGGTAGTAGCGTTTGCTAAAGCTGAGTCACCTATAGCGACATTTTGTGCGCCTGTAGTTAAAGCACCTCCTGCAACATAACCCATTAGTGTATTTGTACTACCAGTAGTTATTGCGTCACCCGCAGAAGCGCCTACTACTGTGTTTCGAGTTGCTGTAGTGTTTGCACCTAAAGCCGCATAACCCACTGCTGTATTGTTATCTGCTGTAGTATTTGCTCCTAATGCCCCTGCACCTAATGCAACATTATTATCACCAGTTGTATTTACATCTAATGAAGATAATCCAACTGCTGTATTACCTGTTCCTTCTGTATTCGCTGCCATAGATGTATAACCTATAGCAGTATTATTACGACCTGTAGTATTAGCTGTAAGTGCGTTATATCCAACTGCAACATGATTATCACCTGTAGTGTTTGCTGTTAAGGCTGCATTACCTATAGCAGTATTATTAATACCATCACTTGCCACACTATCAAGTGCAGTATCACCTAAAGCTACGTTACCTGTGCCTGTTGGATAGTTTCCGTCTAATTTGATTGTTCCGCCGTCTACGGATAAATTGCCGCTAACAGTTAGGGCAGCTGTTGTGGTTGTTCCTGACAAACCTAAATCTGTAAACGAGTCTACTACCGCAGCACCAGAGCCAGCACCATCTAGGTACACCACTCTAACTTGACCTGTAGTTATTGTTACGTTAGCACCTGAACCTTGAGAAATGTTAATGGATTGAGAACCTGTAGTTGCGTTCTCAATAACCATTACCCTGGATACAGTATTAGGGGCAATAGTAAGTGTTCTCGTAGCACTTAAAGTAGCTGATGAAGTAACCTTAAAATAAAAGGCTCTAGCTGGATCAGTAGATCCGTCTGCTACGGTTGTAGTAGCATCTGCGTCAGAACTAAAGCAGTCTTGCGTATTGTAACCAAGTGCTTCACCAATCAACTCCAAGTTGGTGTTTGTACTTGTACCCCAAGTTCCTGACTCATCACCAGTAGCGATTTCTTTAAGTCTTAAATTATTTACATAAGTGGCCATTTATATCTCCGTTCATTTGATTATATTACCTTTCTCTTGCATAGTTAAGCAACATCTTCCCAATTAGGAGTCTGGCTATCATCTATGGTTGTAAAACTAGGCGTTTGATCTTCATCTATTTCACTAAAATTAGGAGTTTGAGATTCATCTATAAGGCTCCAGACAAAGGGTTGTCCTAATTCACCTGTAGCTGAAACGCCTGTTATTGATACTCCAGCTTTTGCTACAATCGTTACAGACCCAACCGATCCAGTAGACGAAACGCCATCAATATCAAATCTTGCGTTATGATGTATAGTTACGGTACCAACTGAGCTTGTAGCGGAAATTCCAGATACAGGTACATTTGCCTCTCCATCAACATCAACTGATACAGCTCCTAGTGTACCTACAGCGGTTGGCAAAGTAGCTACTGCTTGACCATTTACTCCAACTCCTGATACGGCTCCAGTAGCTGATTGTCCAGTAGGCGTTACATTAGCCTCTGCGTCTATAGATGGCGTACCTAAAGCACTTGTAGCAGATTGGCCAGATAGTGTGACATTAGCTTCAGCATCTACTGTTGCAGATCCTAATGCGCTAGTTCCTGATTGTCCTGTAGGGGTTACATTTGCCTCTGCATCAATAGAAACCGTACCTAAAGTAGAAGTTCCAACTTGTGAAGCAGGCGTTACATTTGCTTTTGCAACAACGGTTAAAGATCCTACGGACCCTGTTGCTGCATTAGGTGCAGTAAGCGTAACAGGATTAGGTTCGCCCCACGTATCGGAACCCCAGGTTCCACGACCCCAGCCCGTTATATCAGCCATAGGCTACTAAGCTATTCTTATGATAGCTGTACTTGCTGCTGCCGCAGGAAAAACTACCGTAAAATCACCTGCGGTAGATGTTTTATCTCCACCAAAATCAATAGTAGCTACTGAAGCGTTAGTTGCAGAAGAGTTATAAATCATACAACCTCTAGCAGTAATCGTAGCTGTTCCAAACGTCAAATCAGCAAAATCAGTAAATCCTGTAGTGCCGCTTGAAGTAGGATCCACATTAGTAAGGTTAGCTCCTCCAGATGTGTAATTGGTACCACTAGCTTGCCCTGTTGTAGTAAAAGCCGTAGTGGTTGCACCCAAAGTAGCAGAACTGGTGTATAAAGCCAGTTTAAAAGTACCCCCGCCGCTGTTTTTGAAATTGTGCGTACCTTCAAGAAGTTGTTTCTTAAAACTTGTAGTTAAAGTTGATGTTATAGCCATATTTATATCCTTTTTACAATTTTAGCTACATCTTCCTCTCCAGCCTTAATTAGCTCTTGAATCAAGGTAGCCTTATAGGATTTTATAGCATTTTTTATATAAATTAAACACACCTGTCTAATTGCTTCTTTATAGGCTTTTGCTTGTTCTTTAACGTGAGGTTCGTTATCCTCAGATACTCCTACTATTTTCTCAGTCAAACGATCTGCCCAAAACTCAGGAGGGTGTCCTCCGAAATTAGTGGTTTGCGCTTCTATAACACCTAAACTTGGCAACGCGCCTGGAGTAATTTCATCTACCATACTTTTGGATCTCCTGCTTTTGACTCTTTAAGATGTGTATCGTACCTATCCATAAGCATAGGTTTTTGCTCTACTTCTTTTTGTTCTACTTGGCTTTTGTCAAAGACTCTTAATTTGTTTTCTTGATCGTGAACAATAATTTTTGGATCATCTAGGCGATGATAACCGTACAATTTATCTTCTACAGGTATAGATGTATCTAACAAAGTTGAAGAGTTAGCAACTTCTACTTGTATACCTGCGCCTTGACACTTAGATAACCAATACTCAACACAACCCCTGCCTGACTCTGCAAAATATAAATTTCCTGTATAAGTAAAATCTACACCAAACATTTTTATACAGCCTACTTTGTTCCATAACGCAAAAGCTATTGCGTAGGCAACTGTATTATTGAGGTAGTAACAGTTTAACTCTCTGACCACTTCTTCTATAGGGTACAATACAAGTCCTTTTGCCCTTTCATCTAGCTCGCATGTATATATGGGTCCTTCATGCGTTTTTAGTATTTTGATCATGGAATCTGTTTGACCACCCGCATCGTCGCTGTCAAAAAAACGACTGGCTGGATCCATCATAAAAATACGATCATGGAATATGACGTCTGCTACGGCGTTTATTGCCCAGACTTCGTCAAAATGTACTCCGTGTGATTTAGCAAGATTGTAGTCAAACCAACTACGTCCCATACCTACAATGGCTACAGTCTTGCCCTCAAGTTTCTTGATAGGCTTCATACTTTCTCCTTTTAACTTACATTTGAGCGAAGTGAGTCATAGCGATATTCGTCGCGTCTTCCTCTAGCTTCTGCTCTATTTTTCAATCTAGCAATTTCTTGTTGGAATCTATTTTCGTAAGTTGCGAGTAAATCTGGTTCACCCTTCATAAAAGTATAGCCCTCGACTAACGAGCCATAAAGCAGAGCGTCTCTGGCATTGACGGAAAGCCAGGTGCCGTCTGTATTTGAAACCAAACTGTTTGGTCTATATAAATAATGCAATTCTACTGAGTAGTTTGCATCTGGTAATGGCGCGACGGTGATAGTTGTTCCAGAACTTCCAGAAGTGCTGTATTCCTTATCAAAGTCAGCGTAGTATTTAGGCAGTCCTCTCAGACTGGTATCAGTTATATCAGGAGTATATTCCTGCATAAAACTGGGGTGTTTCTTTTCCAGAAAATGATAGTCACTTGAACTATCAATTACTGCTAACGAAAAACTCAGAATAAAATCTGTAGGACAAGTCAGAAAACGGTTTCCCGTTGTCAAACTACCTGTCACATTTTTCCTAAAGAAATCTTCTTGTACTAAATTAAATATACGATCTTCTGCATTTTTTACAAAATCAGGTATTGTTGTATTGAACGTACTTTCATTGTTATCCAGAAAGTTTTGTATCAAAGTATATAATTCAGTATAAGTCATGTTGTGATTGTAACTGTTCCCACACTTCCTGTCATTTCAGGGGTGGTGAAATTTGTACCCAAGATGGATGGGTTCATAGACAAAGAATTTATGCTTGTAGCGGTAAAATTGTTTGCATCTGATACAACCACAAATCCCTCACCAACTTCTTTATCATTGTTGGGTCTTGGATTATAAACCGCTTCTGGGTCTGTGATTACTGGTCTTGGGTCAATTTGTGGCGCTTTCGGTTCAAAACATTCGCTACAAACTTTCAAATTGTTCCATTCTTCTTTGAGTTCATGCAGTTTGTATTCAAAACCACAACGATCACAAAGGCCACGCGCAAACTTTCCAGTAGCGTAAGCCACTAATAACTACTCCTCATAGATGGTTTTATACGAAATGATGCTCTATCTTCGTCTTGATCGGCTGCACGTCTAAATTCTTCTTCATAAGCAGCCTTTAGCATTTGCATACGATCAGGCGCTCTCTTTATTGATATGTAGTAAGCCAATCCAGCAGCAAAACAAGGATAGAACCTAAATGGCATATCTAACGTATTGATAGCTGTATCAGCATCATCCATTCTGACTATTTTGTTAAAAACCAATATATCCGTAGAGTTTTCTGGACTTGGCCATATTTTTATTACGGGTGTAGTTAGCTTGTCAAAAAAGAACTGCGAAGGTCGGCTTTTTGTATCTTTAGTTGGTATATTCAAATATTCAGAGCGACTGATTCTGTTCATACTTGTATCAGTTATTTCACTATTAACTGTTCTACGCAACGACATATCTAATATATCAATTACGTTAGAATTCAAAGAATAACTAGAAGTTCCTTCTGTTACAGTTTGGGTAGCTTGTTCTATTGTCCATTGATTTAAACCTCTATTGGCCCATTCTGCCAACATAAGATTTATAGATCTTTTTGCTGTTTTAAGATCATATCCTGTTCTTAGTTCAATACCACAACGCTCAAAAGCTTCTTCAACAAACTCGGTTACGTTAGGTTCAAAATCTGTACTGCCTGAAAGTGCCATTACTCGTCCTCTGCATATAGATTATCAAAAATTCTGTTTACATCCAACGTATAGTCTAAATCAGACTTTGAATAATGTATATGTGCGGATGGTCTAAAATCAGGTGCGCCTGATCCAGTCTCAAACCAAGCGGGGTGGGTAACTCTTACACGATTATTTGGTAACGCTACGATATTACCTGTCCATTCTCCTGCGTCTAATAATTCTAAAACATGACTTTGTTTATGTTGGGCAGGATCATCAGCTATCTCATTTTCAGCATAATCAACAGTAAACATATATTTAGCTGGGTAAAAATTACCATCTATTTTAGCCAGCCAAGGACAAGGTGTGGCTCTATCTAATACGTAAACGGCATGATGGTGTGAAGAACAATCCCAAGGTTGAGCATCGTGAACAGCCATTGGTTCTGGCCACTGTTCAAAAGGTGTATCTCCTACAAGCGCTGTTATTGGCATCCTGGCCCACATAGCGCCACCATGAACTGTATCTTCTTCTTCGCCTTCTGCCTCTATACCTGTAAATATCAATTGAAAACTCAAACAACGACAAGGCATTGTCGTAACAGCGATAGCCATGGCGTGAAGAAATTCACCGTGATATTTTTCGTGATTATGCGTATATTCTTTTCTGACCCAGCATTTGAAATGTGGGATGTTGCTTTGTAAGTAAGCCACTTACGGCCTACCTTTCCCGCCCTTTTTGTATCCTTTAGATTTCATTGGGCCACCCTTGTTCATACCTTTGCTTTTGTATACGCCGCCTTTACGCATGCCTTTGCTTTTGGCGACACCGCCTTTACGCATACCTTTGCTTTTGTATACGCCGCCTTTACGCATGCCTTTGGATTTTACCATTCCTCCAGCTGCATATCCTTTTGTTCTTTTATACATAGTAAACCTCTATTTTTTAGTAGTTTTCTTTTTAGCAGGTGCTTTTTTCTTAGCTGGTGCTTTCTTTTTTGGAGCAGCCTTTTTCTTAGGCATGTTTAAGTAGATCCTTGTTTCCTCTACTGGTTCATCAGGTCTTACCTTTGCATTTTGTCTAGCCTTCATTTTGGCATCCATTTTTTTATCTGCTGCTTTTTTTGCTGGCATAATTATCTCCTAAGATATAGTCGTTACTTTACGACGATTGTTCATAACTTTACCACAGCCTTTTGCTATGAATCCACCGTTTTCCTTCTTCACACGATTTTGTTGAGACATGGCTTTTTCAATAGCCATACCTCTTTTCATTTCGTATGAAGATATATTACCGTCTTTGTTAAGATCAGCTTTTGATTTGTTTTTTAGCATTTCTCCTCCTCTGCTTACAGAAACTCTAGCTTTTTTTGTATTTGCTACTACGGTTTTACCTTTTGCACCCGCAGCTTTTTTCTTACGTGCAGTTTTGGCACGTTCTGCTTTAGATAGACTTTGAGCTTTGGCTTTTGGCAAGCATCTATCTGGATTCTTTTTATTTTTACTGGTTCCACACGGTCCTTTGATAGAACCATCAGTACCTATTCTTACCCAGTTTTGTTCTCGCCACTGTTTAAGTTGTCCCATTATCTCAACCTATTTGGCATTACTCTGCCTTGTCCTCTTACGTTAAATACCAATCCTCCCCCAGCTTTTTTTACTCTTTTCTTTTTCTTAGAGCCTTTTGCATAGTTTGGATCTTTACAATATTTAGATGCGGCCATATTTGCATAGGCAGAAGGATATGTATCAAAAGTACGTTTTGCCCAAGCTTTGCCAGCTGGACATATTTTACCTCCACTTTTAGCTTTTGCCATTTAGCATCTCCATTGTCTTCTTGACCAATAATTTGCTTTAGTCCTATCGTCTCCTAGATTTTTACTGCGAGCGCAGTAAGCTTTTCTTTTCTTAGGATTGCTCGGATGTGCGCCTAATTTTGGGTCGCCAAAAGTTACCCGTTTAATTTTTCCAGAGGAGGGAACTCTAACAAAAACTTCTCTAGTTTTCTTACCGAACCCAGGAGAACCCTTAGAGATTCTCCTTGGTTTGTTCAGAGTTACCTTTTTGCCCCTGTATTCAGCCATATTAAGCGTGGAAAACAGTCATATTTGTAAAAATAGTGGTGCCTGCTGTGTAAGGCACGTAAACGCCGTTTTCAAAAACGATACCTTCAGAAGGTATTGTTACATCTCTTTCAGCTGTTGCACTTGCTACAGTACCTAAAGACAAACGTGTTGTACCACTTTCTCCAGCATCAGAACTATCTCTAAAATTAACAGTTCCAGCTGTAGATGAATTTACAATAAAAGTTCCTTTCAATCTGGCACGACCAGCAAAAATAACGTCTATTGCTGACGTATTCATGCCTGCCGTAACAGCTCCAGCCGTTGCATCATCCACAGCAATTTGCGTCACAGTTTTAAAATGTTTACTGCTAGTTGCTGCGGCTGTATCAGCACCCGTAACCGCTTCAGAAATAGAATCGCCGTTTGCATCAGTACCAGTGACCGTAAAGGTTCTTCCAGAATCATCAGCAGCTGAAGTTATAGTTACTTGGCGGGCTGCTCCAAACGTGGCAACACCACCAGATGCTTTAGCACCATTTATAGTAAGGTTGCCCGCGCCTGATGGCGTCTGCGAGTTTGCAACTCCATCTGCATCAGCAGCGTCGGTGTCAGCCTCAATAAAAACTGCTTTTACATCCGAGCCAGTTAGTCTACCTGCCATTGTTTACTCCTATCTTTCTACTGCTGCAACTACATAGTCAATTGTCATAGTTTTAGCGGCTGCCGCACCATTTTGAATACCAAAAGAAACTGTCAGTTCTTCGTCATCTGGTAGATTTGTATTTACTACAGAAACTGGTGCTGCGTTGTTTACAGAATAAAATACTTTAGAAGCATCTGGATCAATAAACCAAGTAACAGTAACAAAAGTATCGTCTTCCATAGTGTGAATAGCTGTAGTATCTGTTGATGTGCTATCTTTTTCTACAATAAAGTCTAAGTTTGTATCACCATCGTCTTTAATGAAGAAAACACCGTCAGTGGTAGCTAATGGTGTTGTGTCAGTAATTTGTAAACCCATTACAAAATCTGATTCTGTTGCATCGCTCACTTTGAATCTAGCAGAGAAATATGCTTTTTTACTAGAGCTTAATTTAAAACTTTCACCTTTTAATTGTAAAAAGTCTAAATCGTTATCAGCATCATCATTTGTAATTAATAAAGCCCCACCCGCTTGTGATGTAAGAGCTTCACTAGCATTACCTGAACCAGCTTCAGTTGTAGTGATTGTCCAATCGCCAGAATTATATGTAAAAAAATCATTATGATACATATAAAATGTTTGATCTGACGGATATGGTACGAACATGGGTTGGTTTTTCTTATGCTCAGTTGCAACAGTATTACCCGCCCATAGTATTAAGTTTTGAAAATGTGGATTAGCCATTATGAACTCCTTATATTTGTATTAATGGAAACTGCACGCAGCCCTCATTAAGCTAATTAAACACTTTTCTATCATATATCCATTTTTTTAAGAAATAAAGTAAAAAAAAGGGATGCCGAAGCATCCCCTTTTCCTAGTAGTCGGGTGACGGTGACTACTATTTGCCGTTAAGCTCCTTGAGAACCGTATACAGCTCTAAAGTTAGAGTATCCAAATGAATACCTTTCTCTAGCTTTGTATCTCATGTTTCCAGTATCAAAGTCGCCTTCTAGTGCAGTTGAAAGAGGTGATCTTTCAAAGTGCTTAAATCCATCAGGACAATCAGTTTTGATAAAGAAAGCGTCTGTATCAGTTAAGTAGTGGTTCACTACATAACCATCAGGCAACATTCCTGTATTTCTGATTGCGTTGATGTCATTGTCAGAAGTACCAACTCTCCCTGGAGAACTGAGTAGTCTGTCAGCTACAAATTGAAGTTGAGGTGGAACAATTAGTTTCATTCCTCTCAAAGCAATTGTTAAGCCCCTGTCATCAGTAAATGTTGATATATTTATCAAAGCATCCTCTAATGAAGTTTCATTAAGGTCAGCCATAGTTGTAGCTCTGTTTGCTAGTGTACCACCACCACTAAGAGGGTGATCAGTAGCAATTAGGACTTTACCATCGCCTCCTGTTGTAGAGAACGCATTGTTCAATACAGCAGCAGCCTTAATTTGCTTAGTATTAGCCATAGATCTCGCTAACGCCTTAGTGTATCTAGCACCAAGTCTGTCATAGAGATTATCTTCAACAGCTTCTTCTGTTAATGCAAAAGCCAAAGCAACTGTTTCGTGAGTGTAACGTGAAGTGTAGCCTTCAGAAGCGTTATCAAATCTAACGCCTGTACCTTCAGCTTTTACTTCAGCATTACCGAAACCTGAAATTAGAACTTCTTCTTCAAACGCTCTATCAGAAGATTCAGTATCAAAAATTTCAGCGTGTTCAGCTTCATACCTGGAGTATTCCAACCCAAAAAGGGCGTTCAATCCAGGCTCTAGTTCTTTCGCTAATTGCGCTCTATTTATTGCCATTATTAAACTCCCGTTACTGTGGTATAGAAATGCTCATTAATATATACGATTGCATTTACGTTTGCGGATCCAGTAGTGCTATTAGATGGATCAGTAGAGAATCCTACGATTCTAAACTGAGCCGAAGTAGCCGCTGTGGTAGAAGAAATTTCTGCCGCAGACATACCAGTTTTTGTAGACCCAGAAGTGTAAGCCAACTCTACGTTGTTACCTACAGCTGTCTGAGCTAAAGATCCTGTGCATTGCACTTCAAATAGTGTATTAGGATCATCCTCAACAAATGCAACGATATCCGATGAAGTTGTAGCTGTTGGATAGTAAGAAGAGAATACTACATCTCCATTGCTATCCGTATATTTACAACCTCTGAATATCCCCAATAAAGTTGTTGCAGCACCAGCTACTAAAATAGTACCTGTGTTCAACATCTTAACTGGGTCGCCCGAAAAGATATTTCCAGTCGCGCCCGAAGCAATCTCGTATTCAGTAACGCCGCCATTAGCAACGCCACCGCCTTTTTTGCCTACTGAACGAAACCCGAAAGGTGCATCTTTATTTGCCATAATAAGTTTTCCTTATTCAGTCAGTTAATTAATTACAGTGATAATCAATCACGATTACCACCACCAAAAGTTACGCTTGTTTTTCTCTCTGGTCGTAAGATCGGAGAGCTTGGATCAGATTCCTTCATCAAGTCATGGTCAACTGCGTCTTGTTGCAGTTGTGCGCGGTCTGAAAAGTAGGCGTTTCTTTCATTTCGCGTTTCTGTAGGAATCTTGGCCAAAAGCAAACCACCCACGGAAACTACTCCTGAGTGCTTTCCATCGTCAAGCGTAGGAATTTCAAAGCCATCTAACTCTTCAGCTCTGACAAGGTCGAAACCTTCTCTTAGCCTAGCAGTTACATTTTTCTTATCTTCCTGTCCAACGATTTCAGCTCTTATCCACCTGTATTCATATCCTTCAGGTGCATCAGGTGTTTCCAACATTGATGGACGACGCCAAGGTTTGCGAGCAGTATCTTTCGCTCGAGTTTCAGCAGAACGTGGTGTTCTGTTTTCAGTAGATGCTTGAGCATCAATTGATTCGTTTAATTCTGTTTCTTTTGTCATTTGTCTACCTTTTTACGTGTTTAGCATATTCTTGTAACGGTACATTCAAACGACGTGCCATTTCGACTTCGGCTTTAGTTAGCCTCACTTGTCGTTTGCGTCCAGAGCTTTCGCTTCTACCAGCGGGCGCTACAGTTTGCTGTATTTTGCCCTTTGGCTCGGCCTCTTCCACACCGTTAAATTTATGTGGAAACTCAGCTCTTATACGTTTATCGATTTCAGTATAGTATGTTGGGTCGTTTGTATCAAACCCTTCTTCCTCTACCAATCTTCTATGTATGTTAAATGCTACTAAAGTCATAGCCTCATCTTCACCAAACCACTCGTTCTTACTGGCCCAGTCTTCAGCGGCTGGATCGGGATTGGGTGTGGCTTGAGGCTGTTGAAAGCCTTGCGGTATCTGAGTTTGTTGATACTCAGTAGTAGGCTCAATAGACAACTTAGTGTTAGCTAATTTACTTTCTTCGACAGTTATCTTGTCGAGAATATCTTGAGCTTTCGTTACTTTGTCCCAATCTTGGTCTTGATAAGCAGATTTTAAAACTGCGTTAGCTTGCGCCCTCTGAGCTTTTAATCTGTTTTCAGCCTCTGATTGGTAATTTTCTGCATACGCTGACGTATTTTTCTTCAAAGCTTCATTTTCAGCTTGTAAGTTTTTTGCGTATTCGTATGCCGATTGAGCCGCGCGTTCTTGTTCGCGCATTTTTTTGGTTAAAGTAGAGATTCTTTTCTGAACATTCTTGGAGTAATCCTCCAGCTCGTCTTGCTCTGCATCGGCTTGAGTCTCTTGTTCAGAGATATCTTCGATAGGAGCGGCTGACTGTTCAGATTCGGATTCTTTTACCTCTTCCTCAAGTTCTACGACTTCGGTAGGCTCTTGTTCCTCAGTCTGTATTGCTTCATTTTCTTGCATGATTTCCTCTCATGTTTAGACACTAACGATATCGTCAGGGTCTTCTATAGTTGCAATGACTTCGTCATCGTTAATAATACGGCACTCTGCATCGTCGCCAAGTTTAAACCTAGCTCCTGCATATCTACCAATTAATACCCATTCTTTTTCTTGGCACCAAGGGGTATCGCCAAATTTATTTCTATCGGCATAACAAAGAGGACCCATCTTCACTACGTAGGCCACCACGGTAGCTAGGGATTCTCTTTCTACAGTCTCTTTAGCAAGAACAATACCACCTTTAGTAACGGCTTTGCCTTTGTATGGCAAAATCAACAACCTCCAACCTGTCGGTTGAGGCATACGTTCTAAGTAGGATTTTTCTAATAAAGTTGGGTCGAGAACTCTGTCATCTGAGTTGACATAAGCTTGATCCAATTCTGACTTTTCTTCTTCTGGTTTTTGCTTTTCAGCTTCAACCTCTCTTGCGATATGATCAGGTACCAGTACCTCTTTCATCGTTTTCTACACTCCTTTCCAGCAACACCCTTAATTCTTGCTCTACGTCTTCGAGGGCATTGTAACGACCACGTAGATAGTTATATTCTTGGAAATCTTTGGCACCGTTCATAATCAAGTCTTCTAAAGATTCTTTTTTTTCTTTAAGAATCTTTTGTAAGGCTTCGGCAAGCCAAATTAAATCCATTAATAAATACCAGAAAACTTGCCACCAAATTCAGCAGCACCCATACCTCTAGCCTTGCCTTTACCCATACCTGGTTTTGGTGTGGTGCTGGCATCAAAAGACTTTGCTTTTTTTGTTTGCAAAGTGCCTTTGTTGGAATAGGATTGTTTGCCGTCTAAAATTTTAGGTGTTTTCTGTTCGTTTACTTTTGTAACTTTAATCATATTTATAACTGTTTTAATCCAAGATCAATTAATTTTAGTTCCTTTTGTTGGTCAAGTCTATCCCTCGTCGTATCGTCCTTCATTTCTGCGATATCTTTTTGAGCTTCTATACGTTCGCGATCTATCTGATCTTGACGCATTTGATCCATAGCACGTTGTTCTTCACGCTGCATAAACTGCTGTTGTTCTTGGTTTAGCTGCTGACCTTTCAACGCAAGTTCTTGCTTCCTGATCGTAACTAAAGGATCCTCTTCTTGAGGAGTACCAATCTGTTGCGAAAACTGTATGACTAGCTCTGACATGATTGGCGCACTAAACTGAGCCAGTATGTTAGAAGCTTCGGCTTGCATTTGTTGCGCTTCAACAGGTGATGCTTGTTGCGCCTGTTGTTGCAGCTGTTGATACTTTTGCATAGCATCAGGCGGCATTTGTTGTTGCGCGATTATGTCTGCTTTCATCTGTAAATGCTGCATACTGTGAGCAATGATATTGGCTTGTACCTGCGCGTTTGTTTGAACAGGCTGTAGGCTTAAAAGACTGACGTGTGCTGCAATATGTGCATCGTGGTTTTGTTGAGGAAAAGCTTGCGCTGGAGCGCCCATCATCAATCCGCTGTTTTCCATACCCGCCTCCATTGGTGGAGGTTGTGTTGGAGGCGGTGGAAGAAGCAGTTGGTCGATGTTGTCTACTCCCAATGAAGCGTACATTCTTTTGTAAGCCTCGTAGACTCCACCTGGCCCGTGTATTTGAGGATTAGATTGAACCAACTGCATCATTTCTTGGGCCATAACTATACGTTGACTGGTAGAAAATATATCTGGGTTGCTAACAGGATAAATGTCGATGCGCCCGTCAAAATCACTTTGTTTTATCTCATTCATACCACCTGAAACCAGATAGGGATAAGTGGGTGGTAAGCTTTGAGCAAAGATATCTGATAACAACCCAAATTCTTTTTTCTGCGCGTTATGTAAACGCTTGTGTATTGCACTTAAAACTTTTGTAGATTTTTCCATCAAAGCCAAAGTTGTACCTACGGGTGCTTGTGAGTTGCCTTCACCTACAGCTATTTCTGCAATAGAAGCAAATCGTTGTCCTGATTGCACCAATAAGCCTAGTAACGACAACAGGGTGCCGCTTGGCTCTTTGAATGGTAATGGTTGTATTGCGTCTCGCAAAGAACCTGCTGGCGCATCTACGTCTCTGAACTCACCAGGTTGAATGGGTTCATCTTCATTACGTATACGGATGCCTCGAGTCTTAAAACCAGCAGGTAAATTGGAAAGCGTACCTGCATCTATCAATTGTCTTAGAATAGATGTAGACGCTTTAGACAACCCACCAATCATGTGGGTCAAACCGAAACCGTAGAAACCTAGACCTGGTAAAAACTTGAAGTGAACAAAATATTCAATCTTGTTCTTCATCGGGTCTTCAGGCTTGAAGTTTCTACGTATAGATAATATATCTTCTGTTGTTGAATCAATAGTAACGATGTATGGCAGTTTTACGCCAGTTTCTTCACCGTTCTCGTCCACGTCCTCAAATCCTTCAAGGTCTAAATTACAGTGAACTTCGTAAAGTACACATACCTCGTCAGTCTCAGACGTGGGTTCGATACCTTCCAACTTTTCTTTCTCCGTATCCAAAGAGGAATAATTGTCAGATCCATCACCAGGCTCTAATTCTGTACGTTTGTAAAAACCAATTGCTTGTAGCTTTTTAACGTCGTTTTCAGGCATCTTGATCAGATGCGTTATACGTGGGCAAGATTCTAAGTCAGTCGTATAGTAAGGTACGATCAAATCTTCGGGTGCTATAAACTTAGATACGGGTCTTTGTAAGTTTTCGTCGTAGTAAACTTTTTTGAACGCAGATCCAGCCAACGGCAAATAAAACAACATTTGGTCTAAATCTTCATCGTACTCTTCCATTACGTGTACGATTTGGTAATTCATAAACTCGCGCACACGTTGCGCTTGTTCTTCTATTGTAGAGTCGTAAGCACCTACGACTTGCGTTTTAACTGGACCG